ATCAATATGGAAGAACTCCCATTAGATACTCCTACATCTAAGGGATATCCTATCTGGCCATATGAGCTTCTCCATTATATCTATAAGAAGCTGTTGGTTAATGAGAGATTGGATGGTAAAGCCGTATGTAATAAGTATTCTATCCATTCTGCCTATATTGTACCAGATATCACATTCATCATAGATCCAGGTACTAAGATTCTAACCTCTCATTGTGAAGCCAGAGTAAAAGAGTTAGAAGATAAGAAGTTAGATCCTAATACTAAGACTAAACGCTTTATAGATACTAATGATGTGGACCTAAATAAGGTGTTGTATGTAAACAAGCTGTACAATAGTCTATTCAACAGCATTGATAGCTGGTATACGACCCTTAAGAATAGCAATAGAGACAACCTCCTTCGTAAGGATATAAGACCTCTTGTAAAGATAGAATGCAAAGATGGAAGATTGGAAGAACAGGCTATATACGATGAGATGATCAAGGATATCAAGTATCATATCTCAGACCTACATGACTTCCAGAACGCTAAAGGGAACAGTAGACAATAAAAAAGAAAAGGAGAAAGAGGTTAATCCTCTTTCTCTGTTCTCTATGCTAATACCATTCTAGGCTTATCTATGATAGATGAGATTACTACAGTTACTGGATCAGATTCTCTATCTGATGACTTCACCATATACATGTAATTGCTACACTCATCTACTGCTCTCTGTAAAGTGGTTGTTATAAGATAGATATCTTGCCATTCACCATTTCTAGTCATAGGACAAGTATACCTCTGTCCTAGAGAGGTATTGTATTCTAGGTCTATATTCTTACAAGATCTGAATAGACCAGATAGATCATCATTCACTATCTTATTTAGACACATCTCTATCTTCATTCCTGGGCTTAATACACTTCTGTATACACTCTCAGGCCAATCTGGTTTATGAGCTATAGGAGGAGAACACTTTATTGCTGTATCAAAGTCTACCTCTACTAATTCTCTCTTCAGTACTTCCTTGTTATTCATTATAAACTGTATTACCCAGTCTCTGTTTATATTCTCTATAGCCATCATATACTTCTTAGATGGGTTAAGATAGTCTATATACTGATCACAGTGGGATAGCTCATGTATTACTGTATTCATAATCACTGCGTTTACTTGGTCATCTCTTATTGCTTTCATTCTAAGGCAATGGGTGAAGATATTGAATAGGTTGATATCTATTCTAGAGAATACTTGCTGTCCTAATACAGTTCCTGCATGTATGTGGTCTTTAGGACCAAAGGTTATATTAGTTGCTTTAAAAGTGGGATTGATAACTCCATTACAAAGTACGAAAGTCTTTACAGCAAACTCAGCAAACTTACTGTATTTGGACTCCATCTCTTCTATAATCTCTTTATTAGTTCTTCTCATATATACAAGTACCACCCTTTCATGTTTATAGTATGCAGTTGAATAGTGAGTTTGAATTATATACTATATAGATGAAAGGATGTGATTAAACATGGTTGAAGAGATTATGTTTGAAAAGCTTAAGAAGGATACCCTCATTTTAGAGGAGAATGCAAGAGAATTGAGTTCTCTTATAGAAGAAATTAGAGGGTTGTCACGCAATGCTGCAGCAGAGCAGGATGTTTCATATGAACTAGAGAGGTCAATCAATGTAATTGTAGATACTTTAGATCATATTGTTGGAGACAACTTGGCGCATGTTGTCATGTACGACAAGAAGTACAATGAAACAAAGCATAAGGCTGGCCTCGACAAAGACATCGAACAACTCTGCGAATCGTACAAAGATTGGACTATAGGAAAAACCTATAAAGGGTCAATCTAAAGGGAAAGGAAATAAACTGTTATTCATATGGGTAGCGGTTTATTTTTTGTCTCATAATCCTAGCTGGCGACATCGAATTAAAGTCGTCAGCAAAGGATGTGATATTGTATGGGAATAGTATTGCCGTCTGCTATGCAGCCAGTCAATCTAAATTCTCAATCCACACCACAGAATGTTAACCCACCAATGGTAGAGATTCCTAACTCTACCATCTATTACCATAAATCAACCACCAATAAGTCTTTTATAGAGATGAGTAACTACTTGAGGGCTATTGGTGTTAAGAACCATCGTTTTATGCTTGCTCTATTGGATCCAGATCTAGCAAAGATAGATCCGCATGATCCTAATCTGAATACAGCATATAAGATGAAAGTTCTTCAAGAGTGTAGGGTTAACTTCTGGTACTACTTAAGAGAAGTAGTACGAGTTCCATCATCTGGTCCTCCGTCCCCATTCCAGCTGAATAGAGGTAATATGGCATTCTTGTACTTAGCTACAATGAATATCAATACCATACTACTGATGCCTCGTCAGACTGGTAAGACCATTGGTGCAGCATGTTTCTATACCTACGTATATAACTTTAGAACACAGAACTCTCAGATCTCTCTGTTGAACAAGGAGTTCAAAGACTCTAAAGAAAACTTATCTCGTATAAGAGCTATACGAGATCTGTTGCCTACATATCTTAGATTCGACGCTGTATTCTCTATCGTCAATGGTAAGAAGACCAAAGTTCCTAATACAGCAATCTATATGGAGCATGCTGTTAACCATAATAAGCTTAGAACCTATGCTAAAGCACGAAATGAGTTAGCAGCTGCTAACCTGCTTCGTGGTCAGACCTTCCCGTTACTATGGGTCGACGAGTATGCATTCGTTCCTTATATGAAGATTATATATGGTAACATGCTACCAGCTATGAGTAAGGCTGTTGAGATAGCCAAGAAGAACAATGTCCCATATGGTATCCTATATACTACAACCCCAGGCTTCTTAACTACAGAAGAAGGTAAGTATGCATATAAGGTTATCAACAATGCTACAAAGTTCAATGAGGGATGGTATGATCTAACTTATCCACAGATTATAGATCTTATCACTTCTAATAGACTATCAACCTTTGTTCATCTTCAGTTTACTTACCAAGAACTTGGATACTCTGAAGAATGGCTCTATGACCAGGCCAAGGGTGCCGAATGGGATTGGCCTCTTATCAGACGTGAGTACTTGTTAGAGTGGTCTGATGAATCTGAGAATAACCCATTCACCAAAGAAGATCTTGATACAGTAAAGAAGTTCTGCAAGAATCCTAAGAAGACTTTCCTTATCTTCAATAAGTATGAATTGAAGATCTTTGAGGAGATTCCTCTTAAGAGTAACTTGATTCCTAAGTATCCACCTATCATTGGCGTTGATCCATCTGGTGGTGTATCTAAAGACTCTTCGTGCTTAACTTTTGTAGACTCTAGAACTACTCGAGTATTTGCTGAGTTGAGGTGTAATACTATCTCTCTCATAGAACTTGCTAGAGTCATAGAGTATATAGTCATCAATATGATGCCGAATGCTATAGTCAATATAGAGCGTAATGGAGTAGCGACAGCAATCTCAGCGTAGAGAGCGATCTTTACGTTTCAACAGTGTTAATTGCTTTGACAGAGGGTTAGAGCCATCATGCTACAACGTAATCCGAAAGGATAAGCGTGATAGATTAAAAAGTTGATGGATTTCCTCACTTTAGCAGCGAAACTCCTAAGTATGTATATATGGAGTACGTTCAACGATCAGCCCTTGACGAGGGAATGTAGAACTGCAAGCAAATGGCAGAAGAAAAATCCTGGCCTCATATTATATATGAGGATGACAAATGATCTCTTCACGTCCTGTAATGGGAGTGCTTAGGAATCGACCTAGGGATAAGAGTTGCGCCTTATCTAAAGACAAAGGTTACGGTTTATCGGTTATAGCAAAGCTCAAAGAGACAAGAGTTAAGAGAAATCTCTATTATGAAATCAAAGATAGAGAGCTAGAAGAGACTATAGAGAATGGTGTACGGAAAGTAAAGAAGACTAAGACCAGAGTATTTGGTACTCACTCTACAAACGTCGTTCGTAATACACTCATTGAGATTCTTAAAGAGAGAATGAGACTCCATAAAGATAAGTTCATCTCTCCTACAATATATCAAGAACTTAGAGGGTTAGAGGTTAAGAGAAATGGCAAGGTAGAGCACTCTGATCTAACCCATGATGACCAAATCTTCTCTTATCTCATGGCCATGTATGTATGGTATGAAGGTAAGAATCTTAGAGAAACCTTCGGTATTGAAAAGTTTGGTATCAAAACAGAAGAAGCTGTAGATGATATCGTAGACTTGGCTACATCTGAAGACTTTGGTGATATTACAGAAGAGATTCTATATGCTACCAAAGATGAGAATGATAAGTTCGAATCCGATATGGCTGAACTCAATAAAGCAAAAGGAATGATGCTTGACGAGTTCATGGCAGCTCAAAGAAAGAAAGAGAATGATAGGCTGAAGATCATGCTTCAGAATCCTGTTATGAGAGAAGCATATGCTAGAAAGTATGGAGTATCAGCAGATGATCTATCTATAGCAGAAGTAGGAGATACCGTAGGACCACAGAGTTCTAACCTTATTCCTAACTCTCTTTTCTTAGACTTCAATAAGGATTATACAGAACTCAATAAGGATTCTGTATATATGACTATGGGTGGAGCTATGATGGACAGCAATGGTATCATCTTAGGCTCTGCAGCATCTATGACAGAAGACGATGCAGTACAATAACTCCATACAATTCCCTACAGCTGTTAT